AAAAGTCAGCACTGGATGTTGAAGCAAGCCAAGTCCCTGAAATTGTTATACTTGTAGCTGTGTTAGATGCTATTGTTTGAGTTTCCACAAATGTGCCATCAGAAGCTGTGATGTTTATCAAAGCACCAGCCAGACTATTTGTAGCAAAATTATAACCAGAAATGGTTGCAGTATTTCCTCCCAATGTTGTTGATGTTTTTGTTCCTTGCCAAGATGACACCAATGGCTTTCTCATACCAAAAATAAATGATTGCAGACTAGTATTATTTGGCAAGTGTTGCATAACCAATTGCAAGTTAGGAGATTGATTGCCGAATATTGTAGGACCTGTATCTGGACCAACTGTTGTATAAAAGTTATAGATATCACTAACCGATCCAGTTGCATTAGAGTCTGTTACAATACCACCAGTTCCAATAACTATTGATTGGTCTTTGTCTAAGACAATATTTTTGCGCAAATGATTGGTGCCATCGATATCATTATGCTGGTGAACAGAGTAAAGTTGTTTGAATGCTGCTAACTCTTCTTTCAAAGAATTAATTTCATTCATAAGTTGTTGAGTAGTTTCATCCATAAATTTACATTGGCATAAAATTGAAGAAATTGCTATTTCCTGTATTGATTGCAGTAATTTGGAATGTTCCATTAGATGTAAAAGTGTGAATAGTATTTCCACCATTAGTCGTAATAGTTCCACCTGTTGCTGTAAGTGTTCCTGTTGGATAAATAACTATACAAGCACCATCTGCACCATTTGCTGACCCAGCACCACCAGCACCACCTGAAGCACCTCCATAAGCACTTCCAGCAACTGGAGTTGCTCCATTTATTGTCCCAGCACCACCAGCACCACCATTATTAGTCTGTGAAGCACCACCAGCACTACCTGTTCCATCTGCACTATCTGCACCATTATTTCCTGTTGCTGTATCTCCAGCTCCACCACCTCCACCTGAGCTAGAACGACCATTAGATGTTCCACCATTACCACCACTATATTTTGTATCTCCGATACATGATGCTGCATCTCCTCCTGTTCCACCAGCAACAGTAGTACCGACGAGATAATTTCCAGCACCACCACCTTTTGCTAAAACAGTTGAAGAATCTAAAAATGAACTATCATTACCAGGATTTCCATTATTAGTAGTTCCTACACCTGCACCACCTGTTCCAACAACTACAGTATAACTTTGGATTGCTGCTGTAATAGTTTTCTCAGAATAAGCTCCTCCTCCACCACCTGAAGCTTGTCGTGTTCCTGATGTTACTCGTGAACCACCAGAACCTCCTCCACCCCAAATTTTTACTAGAAATGTTGCCATCGATTAGAAATTATTTAATACTGCTAATAAGTCCCACTTTGTATCTGTACTATTATAAATGAAACCCATATAGAGAGTTTTACTAATAACTGTTGTAGTAGGTAATGCTAAATCTGATGATGCTCTAAATTGTGTATCATATGTCAGAGCTCTAGCTGTTCCATTATCTTTGATACGAATAATAAGTTTTTCACCTTGAACTGGAGTTCCGCCAGGATTATTGAACTTAAGTGCTCCAGCTTGAGCTGTAATGACAAAGATGTCTGTTGTTGAAACATCTAATGATGATCCTGTATCTGTTGTATAAGATGCAGCACTAACGATACGAGGTTGATTTCGTTTATTCGTAATAGTACTTGTACTACTAATTGTAGGAATAGTAACACCTTCAACAGCAATAACTCCAGCTGAGACTCGACTCAATGTAGTATCTGATGCTGCACCTAACTCAATTGTTGTAAACTGTGGTGCAGTTAATGAAGTAAGAATCGCTGTGCCTCCAACTGTTGGCATATTAGTACTTTCAAGATCTGTTGCCCATAACTTAGTGACACGAGTTCCAGTAACACCGATTGAACCACTCATTGTGATTGAGTTTGTACCAAGAGCGAGATTTCCACCTGATACAGTAAAACCACCAGTAGCAGTAGCTACGGTAATGTTGGCTGTACCATCAAATGAAACTCCACCAATAGTACGAGCAGTTGTAAGTTTAGGAGATTTTACTACTGCTAAATCTACTGTTGTAGTTGGATTCGTAACTGTGATAGAACCATCAGCAGAAGCAACATTAGTAACTGTTCCTGAACCACCACCTGCGACAGTAAATGTAATCGTATCAGTGGCAGCATTGGTAGTAATAGTTACACCAGAACCCACCAATGTCAGTGTATCAGCAGCACTATCAGCAACAATATCTGATTGACCAGATACGGCGATTGTTTTAAAGGCTAAAGCGGTGTAATCAGTTCCAGGAGTAGCAGTAGAAATAGTAGTTCCATCACCTTTCAAGACACCCATAACAGTAGTGGTTAGAGTGATTGCAGGAGTTGTAGTTGAAGTTGCCACTGTTCCTGCAAAGCCATTAGCAGTAACAACTGAAACATCAGTAACAGTACCAGCTCCAGTGGCTGTATCTACCAGCAGTCTACCAGTAACCTCGTCTCCTTTAACATTTAAAGTAAGCCCTGGAGTTGTTGATGACTCCATAAGCATATTTGGTACAAAATTGTTGTCTCTTATTGCGTCAGCCATATATTTTTAATTATCTATTAAAACTTCTCCATTAGAATTGGCTACCCAAGGATAAAGTTTTCCATCTGTCCCTTGAAAAGTTGCACAATTTCTATAATTTTCATCTTTTTGGTCAATCGGCACCATTGTAAAGTTTATCGTATCTATTATTGATGTTTTTACTCCACCATTGCTAGCATTAATCTTTATCCGCACTAAATTAGTGCCTTGAACTGTATCTGTGTTTAAGACAGCTAATTTACTATGGACAAAGTTTTGGTCAATGATTGCATTCTCCATTATTTTTCAATTACTACTAATTTCGCTGTAGCAGATTCTTGTATAAATTGAACAGTAGCAGCCAATACTACAAATACTGCTGTTGTATTTGCAGGAATAAACTCATCAAAAGATGTTGAACTAGCAGTAGCTCCCCATTTCATAAAGACTCCTTGGTCAATTGCTGATACTTTTATTGTTGTAGTTCCTGCACCAAGAGTAATTTCTGTAGAAGAGCTAATAGTTGCATCATAAGTAGCTACTAGTGTTGGAGCTTTTGGATTTATGAAGTTTTGTAATTGTGGATTCATATTCTTTTATTCTTTAAGCGATCAATTGCTCGCTTTAGAGACTCTCTTTCGTCATATAAACGACGATTTCCATCTCTTAATAAAGTTTTTTCTTTCTCAATTCTACTTTTTTCACTAGCTATAAAGAAATTATCTGATTCTATTTGTCGTTTTTGTTGTTCAAGCCGATTATCTTGTTCTTCTAGTTGTCTTACAATCTCTTTTGCTTCATTTTGGAAGGAATCAACGAACTCTTTAAGCTGAGATTGACTTTCTTTGATAAAGTTTGAAAATGAAACTAATTCATCAGTAAACTCTTTGACTTGTTTGTAGTTAGATAATGTTTGATTGACAAAATCTTGGCTTTCATCAAGTGTTTTTTTAAGTTTTCCTATCAGTTCATCTTCTCTCAGCTTAAAAAAGTTCTCTTTTTCACTTTCAAGATTAGCCATATCAGCTTTCATTTCTGAAAGTTTTACATTTGCATCTGCAACTTCTTTCAAAGTCTTCATTTTTTCTTGGTCAATCTCAAAAGTATTCATACTAAAGTAGTTTTTCTAATTCTTCTTTATTTTTTCGCTTGTCGTGGGCAATTCCTTTTGCTTCTAATTCAGCAATAATTTCTTGCTTATCACGATAAGAAGATGAAGACTCTTCTTTCTTGTCTTCTTTTTTAACTAATTTTTCTAACTCAGCAACTTTAGACATCAACATATCAGTTTGTGACTGAGATATTGGTTTTTCTTCTATATAAAGTTCTGTTAAATATGATGCTTTAAGCTTATCTAGCTTAACATCATTCCAAAGACTAGTTCCTGAAGGATTCTTGTCATTTGGATCGTGTGCTGGAGCTCCTTTTAACATAACTGCTTTCGCTAAGTTTTCAGCTAAGCGATTGCCGATATGATAGGGGAATTGCTTTTTCTCACCCAAGCCAACAAAGAGGGGGCGACCATCATACATCGCACCTAGCTCAGGAGTAAAGTCAAAGTCTGTAGAGTTATGAAACTCAACGACCTTGTAATCATTTGGATCGTAAGTACGACCATCTGGGGTAGTATTCATTGAATACCTTTCCTGTTTTAATTGCAGAGCTTTGACATTCTCTGTTGGTATTAGTTACCAATTCCTGCTCCCTAGTAATAAGGAGCAGAGTTGATAGCTAAGAAAATCGGGAGACTACTTAGCGAACAAAGTAGCGAACAAGAGTGCCTTCATCTGCACTAGCATTAGCTACAATACAATAGCCTAGAGTTTGTTCATCAAAAGCACCTTTTGCAGTCGTGCCTTTTAGGACTTGTCCTGCAGTATCATCACCACTAACGAATGATTTTCCTACTACAAGAACTTCACCAGCGACAGCACGACCATCACCATCTGTAAGTATCCAGCCATAATCACCACTAGCAGCAGAGCACTGGAATGCTCCTTGTACCATTTGTACTTTTGAAGTAATAGCAGCAATTAAAACATTAGACATACCAACAATAGCAACGCCAGAGTCAGCAACAGCAAGAGCAGTAGTAAGAGCAGTTTCTGGATAAAGAGTTAATACAGTAGCACTGTTGGTTCGGATTTTAAATGTTTGTCCAACACCAGTTCCAGTATTAACAACACCAATAGCATCTTCATAAGCTCCAACAGTCCAGCTTGAATCTGAGTCTGTGATGTAAACTTTACGACCTTGGTTATCAGCACTAGATGAAGCAGTTGTAGCTGTTACTGTAGTTCCAGGAATAACAATGTTTCCTAAGGCAATAGTAGAGTTATTCTTTACAAACTGCCATTCACGACCATCAGGAGTCATTGCTCGTTGACCGAGTTTGAAAGTTCCACGATTTGTTGATGTCTGATAAACAGACTGAAATGTAACTTGATTCATATTATTTTCAGCTTTGAGATTCTTAGTCTCTCAGCAATTCTTGGGTAGCACCCAATTAGTTATTCTGAAGCTTCTTCTTCTCCTGGAAGTTCTTGAACTTCTGGAGCTGCTTCTTCAGCTTCTAAGATAGCATCTTTAATTTCTTCGTCCATATTTCTCCTTTAATTAAGATGCACCAGACATTTGACCTTGTAAGCGTGGCTCTACAGCTATGAAGTTTCCTGCATAGATTAAGAATCCAACCTTAGTTAATTGGTCAACTGGAGTCATCATTTTACGGAATTGGAATCCACGAGTGGATTTTACATTACCAGGAACACCAGATGGCACTGCATCTGAAGTCTGTTTAAAGTTAGCAGTCATGATAGAGTCATCTTGGTAGTTGAATCCTACATAACCAAATCCTTTAGTGTTAACAATAAATAATTTTCCACTTGGAACTTGTTCATCTTTTGCAATTCCTGTTCCACGGAATGACAAGTAAACGAATCCTTGATCACTACCACTTCCAGAGTTAGTTGGAACTCCACCCCAAGCATTCATTCTAGGATAGCCACTTGTAGTGTAATTTCCACGAACATAAGGAGTTAATAGAGATTCATAAGTTGACCAGATTGCCTTTGTAGTAAGACATAGGTCAGGAGTATCAACTCCGATTGTTACTGCATCAAAGCCAGTAGCTAGCTTTGCTAATGTTATAGAGCCAGTAGAAGCTAAGTAGTATCCACTCCAAGCACTATATGTAGATCGTGATAAATCTCCATAAGTAGCAAAGAGAGTTGAGTCTGCAGCAGCATTTGCTAAAGAGTCCCATTCATTGCCAGTACCATTACCAGTGTAAAGATTTTGAGCAAGGACATTCATCAAGCTCTGTGCTTGAGAGTCAAATTCAGTATCAAGCAAATCAACAATTTGCTCATCACCCATGTTGACTGTTTGTTCTGCAATAGCTACTACTACAGGCTTGTAAGCTGCCTTCAAGTTGAAGTTAGCTTGGACACGAACATTTTGACGATCTGTGTCTAGTTTGTCAGCAATACCCATATTACCACCATTGGTAGTATCTTGGTATTTAATGGCAAACTTGTAAGATGTACCAGTTGTCCACTGTCGCAAATTCTGCTTTTGCAAGAAAGTCATTAAACCAGGAGTACCAGTAGTAACTTGGTCATAGACTTTTGGCAGAATGTACTCACGAGTGGTTGTGGTTACAGCTGAGTTAAAAATCATATTAGTTCTTTCTTAGAAAACTATGACGATCCTTTTATGGCTGATAAATAATCTGCTGCTGATTGGAATTGTGATGGATGTGGCTTTGTACCAGAGCCAGTTTGTGATTTACTTACTGGATCTGTACGCTTGGCAACATCTTGCACAGTTTTCTTCTGTGTTTTTTCTACCAAGTCAGCCATATCCTTCATATTGTTATAAGCAACTTTGAGATTATTGAAGCCATATTTTACAGCATGAGCAAAGAGTTTGTCTGTATTTAGTGATGGGTCAAGTTTTTTGAGTTCATCAATTTCAGAAGCAACTTGAGATTCAACTGCTTGTTGTGTTTCCACCTTAGCTCGTTCTCTTGCATCTAATCTAGACATTGCTCTTTCCTCTGCTGCTGCAATTATTTCCTCATAAGATTTTGGAATATAATCAGGATCAGCATAAGGATTCTCTTTTGGTTGTTCTGTTTGAGTTTGCTTCTCATATTCTGAGAGCTTTTGGGACCGACGAGTAAACTCTGGGAGCAAGTTTTCAGTATGCTCTTTATAAAGCTCATCGGCTGTTACTTTCCTTCCATCTGGCAAATCATATAACTCAACAGATGTTTCAGGAGAGTCTTTTTTAGAATCTTCTTGAGATTCTTGCTGTTCTTCAACAGCTTCTGTCTGTTGCTCACTTGGTGAATCTAAAGGAATATTGCCTTGTTCTTCACTGGGCTCAACTGACATTGTTTCTTCTTCCATATTTATCCTATGACTGAACTTTCAAAACTTGGTCATTGCTTATAGCAGAGATACATTTTAAGAATACATTTTATCTCTGCTTTCGGTTCGGTTTAACCGCCTATTATGAATGTATCCTTACTATAGGCAACGACTGAATTAAAAGAACTTGGTCTTGTTAATTATGAAGTAGTTTTATGACTTACTCAGGTCAATTTCAGATTAATTTCATGTTAATGTTTCTTCTTGTAATAAGAGTAAGCAATAGCCACTGCTTGTTTATCTGGAACTTTCTTTCCTCTGACTCCTTCATCCATAATCTTCTTAATCTTATTACTTATGAATTTTTCTTTTGCTGATTTCATTGTTGTACTGGATTAGCAGTTGTTGGTGGAATTGGTGGTTGTGATAATATGTTTTCCATTTGTTCAGGGCTAAATTCTCCTGGCTGACTAGGCATTGGCATCTCTTCTGGAGCTATACCTACTGCTTCAGCTGGGTTTTGTTTATAAATAACATTATTCTTAGCAATTTCTTTTGGATCGTCATACTTGGCAATTCTGACATAATCTACTGGTGATATGAGTCCTGCTTGAACATCGACCTGTGCTTGTTCAAACCTAAATTGCTCATCTTCTGGAAGTGTCTTTCCTGATACAACTCTAATTTCTTGTCCATCTTCAATATCATCTTGTAATATTGAAATAATTTGTTGAGCACCATTATGTCCTACCCACTTTGCGTAATGTGGTTCTGTGTATCTTGTTTTTGCTAGTTGTAATGCCCAATCAAAACATTCTTTGTTTACATAATCTACTACTTGTACTAACTCATTCAAGCGTAAATAACTTTGCTGAATGAGAGCGAGTCGTCCTGCTTTGGTTTCTTGTCCTTCTCGTTCACCTCTAAAAGCTGAAGATGCAGCCATAATGTTGTCAATCTCACTACGAGAGTCAATCATATCATCAAAGACCATTTGTGGAAGTCCTTGTCCAACCTCTCTTGTAACTCCTTCTTTAACTCCTCTACCCCAAATCATTCCTTTAGTTTCAAATGCAATTCTTTGAGCATCACTTTTGCCCATAACTTCAGAATCAATTTTAAGCATTCCGTTGACCATTTCACAGTTTTCATCAATATCCATTTTACGCTTATCAATCCCTCTTTGTAGATCTGCTGAAAGAGTTATCATATCTGTTCTGCCTATTGGAGAGTTTTCATTATTGAAAATAGTAGCAAAGACATAAGGTTTACGAGGAGCATTAAAGTAATTAAAGTAATATGCTTCGTAATTCTGTCCATCTTCATAAACTCCTTCTTCTGTTGGTTGACGATTAAGTTGTTCAAGCTTGATTGAGCTCAACACTTCCTTTGTCTTTCCTGGTTCTGCTTGGTCTATTTGATTTCGTTCATCTTCAGTAACTAAAATTCCATCCCAATCCCAGTATGGATTCTTGATGGTGTCTAAAATTATATTCTCCATTGCAAAAATAACATAATCTCCAATCCAAGCTTCCTTGTATTTAGTTTCTGGATTTTTGATATAAAGTTCATCATCATCTTTCATTCCAAACTTTTTCATCAGCTCAGCTTTCTTCTTTGGGAAACGATCAATAATTGAACAAAGATTGTCTTCAATTTCTTCAATGGCAAACTCTGACTCTGATTCATTTCTTGCATTCTTGCCAAATCTTACTTTCCTAGAATCTACAGCCCTAAAGCAAAAGTCATTTATTTCTGAATCCCAGTAAGGCTTAATAACTAGTAATCTTGAGAAGTAAAGATTCCTAAGAGCCATACGGGTTATTTCTTTGAAGTTAATGTCCTCAAACTTCTTTTTAAAGTAACTTTCAAGAGTGCTAGCTAGATTCTGAGCTTCTACTCCATCTCGTCCTGGAAGAACATTGATTCCTGCTGGGTTAGCAATTAAGGAGTTAATAACAGCTTCCATATTTGTAAAAATACGATTCGCTTGAACAGTCCAAGGCTTTCGTTTATAGACGATATTATCTAACCAATCAGCCTTATTTGAGTAGATTTTAGTATTCCTCTTATAAACTCTGTCAATAATATCCCAAATGGTATCTGAAGAATCCCATCTGTTCTTGATAAGTTCTACCTTTTGCTCGTCTGTTAAGTTTTCTATATCAATTTTTGGCATATAAACAAAAAGAAAGCACTCCCAAATGGGAATACTTTCTCGTTTTTGTGAGTTTAAGTAATTTAAGTATACCTGATTTTAAGAAATAAGTAAAGCGAGTTATGCACTTTTTGGATTTTCATTCACAAAATCAGTGTTTTCATCATATAAAACATCAGATCTTTTGATGTTTTTTATCTTCCCTAGAGTATCAAAATTAAGTGTTATAGTCGCTCCTTTTTGCTCAAATACCTTACTTTTAAGCATCAAGGCTATATTTTCATACTGCTCTTGAAATAACACAAACATTTTCGCTTGCTGGTCATCAAGATATACAGTTATTTCTTTATTGGTCAATTCCATAGTTATTTTCTATGAATGATCTTGTAACATCATAAACATTATCAGCTATAACTGGCTTTCTATCTGACTCTTTTGGTTCTCCAAAGAATTGTCCTGTTCCTTGTCCTTGTAGTGCTAGCCAGTAGTATAATGTTGCAAAAACAAAGTGGTCTTCTCCGGTTGTTGAGTCCCATATATATCTTTCAATACCCTTTGAAGTAGTTTCTTTAACCCTTCTGAGAGTCTCAAAATGCTTGATATAGAGGAGTAAATCCCTATCTGAGGGAATTCCTACCAAAAACTTTGCTTCCACCATATCGGCTATCATACGATCAATCACACGATCTCTATGAGAGTAAACAATCCCTCTTTTGTCTTTCTCTCCCCACCACACAATTGTTTGAGGATTATTGGCATTCTCCTGAAAGTAACTCATTTTCATTTGGAGATAAGTCTCAACATAATACTTGCTCATAGTATTATCAGGCATTGCATCAATAACTCCTGCTTTGATTTTGTAAAAGTTTATAATATCATCCAACTCTTGCCAATTTGTAAATCTTCCGACTTTGATGATGCCTTTCTCAGAGCCTAGTACATAATGCTTTAAGTTACCAACATCAACTCCTAAATAAAAGTTTCCTGTTTCAAGACTTTTAGGTGTCCAAATATCAAGGATTGTTGAACGACTAACAGATAAGTCTCCAGGATTATAAGGTTCTCCTAAAACAAAGTTATGAAAGTATTCTTGGTCTCCCTCTGAGTCTTCAATGATTTCCTTTGCAGAAATCTTAGGAGCAATAAGATGTGAGATATGATAGCCACTAATCTCGCTGCTAGGGTTTTGAGCTACCCATCTTCCTCTTCTGCGAACATTATCCGAGATTTCTTTTTTACATAGCCTGCATTGAAAATGTTTTTCTTCAATATTTATACTCTCTGGCCAAACAAGTGTTTGATCAATAGAGCAATGAGGACATGTTATTGTCCATTCTTTTTGGTCAGACTTTTTCCATCTTTGGTCAAGCAAATCTTTTTCTGTTGTTGGATTTGAAAATAACCAACGACCTTTGTATACAGAGTCTTTAGTTCTTGATTTATATGTTTCAAGAGTTTGCTGGTTTGAGCGAGAAGCCTCATCATGTACGAGCAAATCAACAGTATTTGAAATTGCAGCCGTCTTACTAACTGTCCCTTTGAAGAATATGAATCTGTCATTGATTTCCTTTCTTTCAATTGAGTCTGTATTCATTCCACCAAACTCATGTTGGTTAGCTTGAATGATTTTATTTACTTTTGATGCTACAAACTCTCTAACATCATCATCTGTTGGGAATGTATAAATTACATTTAATCTTAAGTATTTTATAGCAAATAAGATTTTAAGAGTGAATGTAACTGATTTGCCAACCTGTGCACAAGCTTTTACTACAATGTCCTTATTCCAGTCAGTTAATATGTCCAATAAGAACATATGGTCTTTGAAGTCTAGTGGCTCACTCTTCTCATTCAATATTCCTCGCTTTGATAGCCAAACAAGGATTGAATAATAACCATTGTTCTTTTTTTGTTTCATTAGTTTCCTGGAATTATAACTTGTGGCTTTTCTGGTTCTTTGACTATTGCTGTTTCTGTGGTAATTAAGTTAAGAGTAACTGATACTGCACTTTCTAAAGCTAAACGAGTCACCTTGAATGGATCGATAATTCCTACTGCGAACATATCAACAAACTTCTTTTGCTTAAAGTCAAAACCATTTTCAGCTTTTATGTCCGATCCTATGACAATATCTTTAACTGCTGCATTTTCAATCATCTGATAAATTGGAGCTATGAGTGAGTTTTTAAACATCTTGTCTTCTATGTCTTTTGATACTTGATAGAGAGCCACTCCTCCTCCTGGTAGAATTCCTTCTGCTAAGGCTGCTTGTGTTGCATTGATAGCATTTTCAAACTTAAACTTTTTAGCTTGAAAGTCTACATCAGTATAAGTTCCAACTCTAATGACTCCAATTCCTGTAGTGAGTGCTGCAAGTCTTTCCTCTAACATATTCTTTTCATATTCAGAAGTAGATTCAGCAATTTTATTTTCTATTGACTTAATCCGTTCTGCTAGCTCTGGACTTCCTTGTCCACCAATAATTGTACAAGTATCCTTTGAGACCACAACCTTTTCAGCACGACCAGCTAACTCTGCTTTTGCTTCTGTTAGTTTTAATCCTGCTCCTTCACTGATTACAACTCCACCTGTTAAAGAAGCAACATCAGCCAAAAACTCTTGAGCTCTTCCTGCTGTGTATGGATTTTTAACAGCACAAACTTTAAAATTGCCTGCTTGCTGATTGATAATTATTGAAGCTAGAGCAATAGAATCCATATCATCACAAATCCAAAGTACCGACCTCTCTCCTGCTTCTGCTAATGAATTCATCATTGTAATGATTTGCTCATTGATTGATACTTTCCTATCAACAATCACAATAGCTGGATTCTCTAAGATTGCTAGTTCTCGTTCTGGATTTGTAATAAAATGCGGACTTATCCAACCAGACTCAAACTTCATTCCTTTAACAGTCTCCATCTCATAGCCTATCTTGGCAGACTTCTCAACTGAGATAACTCCATTCTTCCCTACTTCCTTGATTGCTTCTGCAATAAGTTTTGCAACTTCATCATCAAGACTAGAAATCTTAGCAATAGACTCTATCTCATCATCTGTAACTTCTCTTTTGAGTTTTTCTAATAACTGAATAACTTCTTCTTTGCCTTTTAGTAATCGCTCTCTAACTTCTTGGATCTTGCTTGAATCGTTTTCAATTTCCTTAAAAGCCTGTGATACTAATGCTCTTGTAAGGACTGTAGTTGTAGCTGTTCCATCACCACCTTCATTTGAAGTTCTTACTGCAGCTTTGCGTAACATCTTAAGTCCCATATTCTCATACTTGTCTTCAAACTCTAAGTTCTTTAAGATTGTAACTCCATCATCACTAACAATAGGATCTAATCCTTCCCAATCAATAAGAGCTGACATTCCTACTGCTCCTAAAGTTGGACCTACTGCCTCTGTCGCTTTGTCTATCCCTGCTTTTATTTTAGATCGTGCTTCTGCACCGAATGATATTTCTTTCATACTTTTGCTAATATGTCTCTTGTGTTAATGAATTTTAGTTTTTCTCCTTCATATTCAATGTCGTGTGTGTCTGGTGAATATTTAGCAAACAATATTATGTCTCCACTCTTTAGATTTTCATTTCCCAAATAAACAGGAGCTTCTGGTAGATATTTTACTCTACCTCTAAAGAGAAAGTCATCAAATACTTCTACTGTCTTAAAATCTCCAATTTCTTTTTCAGGTTCAAATACTCTTTCTACTGCAATATAGTTATTGCTTACTTGCATTACCTTCTCCAAAACTTATCCCACTGGTCAAACCAATTAATAAGCCATTTAATTATTTTTCCCATAAGCTAAATTGTAGCCAGTTTCAAAAGGCTGAAGCATATCAACTTTGCCTTTCTCTCTGTCTTTTGCTACTTGTTTTGATTTATAAAAGTATTGGTCTGTTAGTCTGTCGGTTATGTGTCGGATTGACCAAGTCCCACAGCGGTGTTTTATCTTATAGTAAGCTATGTTGTCCCAAGAGTCTATTTGCTTTCTTGCTCGTGCTGTGAAATCTGTTTCACACTTTTGACAATAAAAGTTTAGTAGCTCTATCTCCTTGAAGTCTTTACAGTATTCTTGAAAGCCAACCTCATTTTTCTTCCACTCTTGCCATTTCTTTTTATCTGCTGTTCTCTTCTCCTGTTTTTCAATAAGCTCTCTAATGTAATAATGATCTTCCACAACTGGGTGTGGATTTTCCTTCATAAACTTATCAATCATACAAGATCTTTTAATCTCTTAATCCATTTGCTCATTCCTGATTGCTCATTTTGAAATTCTTTGAATTCTTCATCTGTTCCATTAAAGAAATAAGACGATTTATTATTTAATTGTTTCTCTGGAATTGATAGCAATTGCTCAATTTCTTTTTCTTCCTTATTTGCTATCTTCCAAAGCTTCTTTATTCTCTTCAACATTTTTTTGAACTAATAATTGTGCATCTATTTCAAAATGTTTTTCATTTGGTATAAAAGTTGGAATAGCTCTAACAATAACCTTATGTTTTTCAAATAAGGCTTTCATATCCTTGTTAAAGTTATCTAATTCTTCTTGTGTAAGTTCTTTCATTTTATTTCACTTAATAATTGTTTCTTAATTTCTGACTCAACAACTTCTATTTTCTTTTGAAGTTCTACATTTAAAATTAAATTGTTATATGTATTTCCTACTAGTTCCCTCCCTTCTGCTCCTGTTACTTCGTTTAATCTGGGGAGTAAACTTCCAGCCATTTTCAATAACAATGCATTATGGAATGCTTTTTCTTCCTCATCTAAATCTTCTCTAGTTAGTATTTTCAGTATCTTCTTTAAGGAAACTCTCCTAACATCGGCTGATAATTTTCTATCTACTTTAACAGGAGCTGACATATATAAATTAAGTCCTTTTTATTGCTTAATAATAAGGGATTTTATCCCCATAATTCTTTTGCTTTTAATTCTCTATCATAGCAATCCTCACAAACACTATACCCGAAACCCATTTCTGTATGAATGGCTTTACTGGTATATCCATCTCCATACTCCAGTTCTTTTCCACAATCTGCACAATCTATTAATTCTTCCATTTTATTTGAATATAAAGCCAATCGTTTCCCAGTTGGTTTGTATTGTTTATACTTTTTTGTGCGGAAATCCCATTTTTTAATACTTTTATTCATTATTTTTATCTTTAATTGATATTAATATCTCATCGCACCATTGGTAATGCGGTTTCCCGACTTCATAAAAACACTCAACCT